CTCCAGTTCGACCAGGACATCGGCATTCTCTTGTTTCTCGATCCCCTCAGATGTAAATACCTTCATGCTAACTCCGCCCCGGTGATCGTGAAATCGACCTGGTTTGCCGTATCGGTCTCGGCCTGGATGGAGTCATTCGGTGACAGCACCCAGACCTTGCCATCGGATAGCACCTCGGCAAATTCATCCTGCCTAAGCTCAGCCCTCCCGACCTTCCGCGTCGTCGACCCATCCCGAAGAATGTAGACGATGACATCCTGTCGTGACACGCCGTCATTATAAACATCGAACGACCGGATGATCGTAGATACCGTCGCAGTGAATAGCGTACCCACCGTGTCCGGAAGCTGACCGTCTGCAAGTGACGCTCCAACATAAGGCATTTACATCCCCCACTCGAGGAAGGAATCGGACTCGTCCTGAGCCTCGAGGACGGCAATCCTGCTCTCGTGATCAACCAGGGTTATGCCGATTGCGGCAAGCGCGGCCGTCAGTCCTGTGATCGCGCTGATCGGATGTGCGTCTGGTGCGCTACGGCCAGGCAGGTCATTGTGTTCAAGAGCAAGAATCGTTGTAATTGTGGCCTGCGTCGAGCCGAACTGACGCACGAGATCGTCGACCAGGGCGCGCATCTTGTAGACATCGTAGTCCGGCTCGAATTGTACGGTGGTAAAGACTGTAGCAGCCATCAGTTGCCGCGCCTCCCCTTCCGCTTGAATTGTGCTCGCCAGGTACCCATGCGCCAGTCGTCACCAAGCGCATCCGATTCAATCCGGAACGATACCTGCCGGCCCCTGATTCGTGGATTCACAAAGGCCGTGGTCGGTGCGATCGTGAACGGTCCCTTGTTGACCACCTCCACACCACCGCTTGACGGGTAGGCCTTCGCCGTCAGCGACAGATCGACCGAACCAACGAGCCTCTTGAAGTCGGGGATCATCTTCCGTATCAGCACATGGTAGGTCCCCTCGTCGACATCCATGTCGTAGCTCTCGATGAACGACAACATCGGCGTGACATTGTTCTCCGGGTCGGTCTCATCGACGCCGGTCTCGTGTATGAAAATCTTGCCGTCAAAGGTGCCGTACGGCTTCTGATTAAAATGCGCCGAGCTATCGTGAAAGGCACTGCGATCGATCGTGCCGAAGTCCCAGACCCTGTCGTAGTAGTTGTACTTGACGTAGCGATCATTGGCCTGCGAACCCTCCGCTGAATAGACCCACCAGACCTCCGTGAACAGCTTGTTCACCGATGCGTAGGACTTCCGCCCTTGGTCCAGGTTGATGTCATCGAAAACGGTATTGCGAATCTCGCACTCCATGACCCGGAGGACGCCGTCGTACATCAGGAAATCGTCCTCGCCCATGAAGTACATGATGCCGTTCACATCGATCGCAGCATTAGGCCCGATGACCGTGACCGACTGTCCCAGGTGCCGTAGCGCGAAAACAAACTCGCCCGAGATGAATTGCATTGCATGCAGTGACGAGTCGGTCATGGTAAGGATATCGCCACGCGATTCGACCGCGGTGATGATCTCGGATCCCACATCAAGCCGGAGATCGCCGGCAGTGTTCGTGGACAGCGGGGTCCAGTCGGTGAAGTCTTCCGAGCTTGCCCACCTGATCAGCAATGGATCAGGCTCTCCGGGCGCTGCGGCTGACCCGGTGCCGGCACCGAAGGCAATCACATGCCTAGCTTGCGGCGAGATCAGCATACGCTCGATGGTGTTCGGCGCTTCAGGAACCAGCACCGCCCTGACAAGCGGTCCATTGCTGCGGTCCCAGTGGAATAGCTGTCGGCCATTCGGCGATGCCAGCAGGTCCTCACCAAAATTATCCAGCGACCAGGTTCTCAGATTGCCCAAGATTCCAGCGCCGGCTACAAAGCTGCCGATGCCATAGGCACCCAGGCCATAGGCGCCGGTACCGTAGCCCAGCAGTGTTGTGGTGTCTTGCAAGCCGGCCTGAATCTCGTACTGAAAGTCGACAGTCCCTCCGCCGTTCTCGGTCGATGTCGGCGGTATGTCATTGCGAATGATGTACATATCGGAATCGACGATGAACTCGACCCGAAACTCGTCATTGAGATCGATGCCACCAACGAGATCAGCGTTCTCGAAATGCACAAAGTTGCCGACCGCAACCCCGTGGGCCGTGTCTGTGACCTGAATAAAGGTCGGGTCATCGCCGCCATCCGGATCAAACGCTCCGGTGATGTCGGTATCGAATGGATCGATCAGGGTGCCTTCTTGAGCGAACGGCGTGATGTCGAACAGTTCGCTGTTGTTGACTATGTAGAGCTTCAGGTTGGTGCCGATCGCCAGCCACTTCTGGGCGTCCAGGCTGGACCAATCCCACAGCGCCCTGGCTACCCCGAGGTAGCAGGTCTGCACTATATTCTGGGCCGGCAGGATCACCAGGCCATCAGGGAATGCTGCCGGAGCAGCGATGGCAAAGTCCGTGACCGGCAGGATATCGAGCGATGTGACGTTGCCCTGGTTGCCGTCACAGCCAGTCAACTGGAATGGCCGGATGTCGATATCAAGACCGTCGGCGTCTTCAGGTAGCGACTCGGTGAGCATGACCTCGGTGGCAGCCGCTACATCAAGATTCAAAAACCGCACGACGTAGCTCTGGGTGTCGTTCCTGATGAAAGACTCATCGGCATAAAAGAATACGTTCGGCGTGCCGGCCTGGATGTCATCGATCAGGGGATCGGTCAGCGTGAACACAGTCGCGCCGGTTGAATGGTTAGCGGCCAGCGAGTTGATCTGCTCACCAGAATCTGTCAGCAATCGAACGACCGTTCCTTCGCGCAGGTACTTTGTCACCGGGACCGAGACCATGATTGTCTCAGAGTCTTTGACTCCGCCACTGTTGACGTTGGCACCGCCACCGAACTCTTCCGGGTAACTGATGATGAACGCATCGCCGGCTGTGGCCGTGACCGCAGAGTTCAGGTCGAACGTGAACTCATCCTGGAGCGCGGTCGGATCATCGATGGTACGGCCGCCGAGACCGCCGACCAGGGAATCATCGAACAGCCAGACCGGATCCAGATCAAGGCAGGTCACCGCCATATCAAGAACGATCGCCGATGCTCCGGCGGAATAGCCGGCGTTCGCAGTACGCTGCTGGCTCAACTCCTCGCTGATGCCGTCGACCTCGGTACCCAGTGAGTCAAGCACCCAGCCGCCGAGCTTCTCGGGCAGGCGCTTACGAAACCTGATCTTGTCGCCGTCCTTGAACCGACCCTTAGCACCACGGTCGGTCTCCTCGGTCATGATGCCGGGGAGGAGATCGAGCGGAATGTCAGGAAGTCTGCTCATGGCTGTCCGACTTATGAATTATCCTGCGCTATAAACATGAAGTCGCGATCTACGTTGCCTCCGCCGCCGCCGACACCCATGTCTGGATTACCAAGCTGGAGTGTAAAAGAGCTAGCAAACCGATTTCTTAGCACGGCTATAATCATTCCGCCTGGACCATCGACGGTTCCTATACCCGTTAATGTGATGATGAGATCGTCCACATCTGATAAAGCAAGATTGTGAGTTACGTTGTAAAGACCTAGACCGGTTCTAGTCGCCGACCAACCGGCTGGCACAACTTCTCCAATTCCATTCGCTGGTACGAATCCAGAAAAGATGACAGCGCTAGAGCTAGGTATACCTGCAAGTGTGGCTGGCGTGACCGCTCTCTCGGTATCGGTGCCTGTATCAACCTCCGCCTGGGTAGCGAGTTCGATGTGACCGCTGAGCGTCAAGCTTGACTTGCGGGCCTCGTAGGTCTCCGGGGTGATCACACGATCAGAATCAGTTCCAGCATCAACTTCTACCTGTGTCGCAAGCTCGACGCGGCCAAGTGTTGAGTCCGTTGCCTGTGCGATTTGCGATGAACTTTCGTACTTCAGCGGCGTGATTGCTTTGGTATCGTCCGTGCCGGCATCCACCTCGGCCTGGTCGGCAATCTGGATGAGGCCGGTCTCGGTCTCAGATGCTGTGGGAATGAAGCCAATTTCGAAAACGTCATCGGCCACCGGGTCCACCATCACCGCCACCCGTGAGTTGGCCCTGACAGCCACGCCGGCATTGGCGACGGTTTTGATCGTCATCACATCAGCGGTCTCGTTCGATATGATGTAGAGCTTCGCGGTGCTCGGTACGATGATGTTTTTCGCTTCGCCAGGGACGCCGGTAAGAGCAATGACCGAGTTCCTCGCCTGATCGTCAGAGCCGTTCGATGTGGTAAGAATTTTGTCCGTGCCGGCCGGCGTGACATCGAGGCTCAGGCGAGCAGCGATCGCGTCCTCGAGCAGGTCGATGGCGCTCGCGTTATTGATGTCGCCCCAGACATTCTGGTTGCCGCCAGTCTCCTGAAGGACGAGTCGTAGTAATGATGTGAATGTGTCAGCCATTAGCCTGATGTCCTTATGATTGCGAGCGTCGGATCAGTCGGGTCCGGAAACTTCACAGTAAATGTCCCGTTGTTGACGGCACGGGGCGATCCGAAATTGATGACCCACATGACCTTGTTCTGCTGTGGTCCTGCTGTAGTGTTATAGATGACGGCACCTTGTGCGGCGTCAGGATTTGATGGGCCTATTCCCCATGTCGCTCCTGGTCCGAACACCAGGTCATCCAAATCGATTGACGGCCGTTCGGGTTGACCCGGTGTGTAAATAATTGTCTGCGTCAGTTGCTCGCCGCCGGCAGTGTACCCGTTGCCGACAAGCTCGCCAGTGATCGATGCCTGGTCATCGACGGTCACGGGATCGATATCCGCCAGCGTCGAGTACATGGCGAAGAACAGCACATCGTTCCGCACATCATGGTTGCCATCGATGCATTGATCGAGTAGGAACTGGAAGGCCGTGCCTGTTGAAATGCTCATCCGGATACGCTCACTGTCTCAGCCGCAGACTTGACCGGGTCATAGTCGCCACGCCACTGTCTCCTGAGCTCAATCTTTCTGGCCGGCATCAGTTCACCGTAGCTCTGCCGCCATGTCTCCAGGTCCGCAGGATCGGAGATCAGGAACTCGTCAGAGGCAAGCAGGCAGGCGTACAAGAGCAGATCGCCGGCATTGTCACCAAGCCATGTGTTCTGGTTACCCGGCGCCAGGGCGTCAGGTGGTTGAATCTGGCGAAGCTCAAACCCGTACTCGAGGTCCGGTGGCGGCAC